GTTGTAAGGCCATTTAAGACGTTAGAATTTTGGCCTTTAATATTTGTTAAGGGCTAATATTTTTAAAGCCTTAAAACGCATCCCAGAGGCTCGTTTTTAAAAATCTTATCGCAAAAATAACTCAAGCTTTAATAGAAGGTAATTCTAGAGAAAGGAATTGTTATGAACAAAATCTATTGGAAGATTGCTACTATTTATTTGATTGGAGCTATTTTCGAGCAAGTCAATACAATTCAGTCTGGCATTCGTTACAATCTGTTTATGAAGAAGGTGAAGAATGTCAAGTATGAGGATAACAATGACGGCTTGATGTATAGCTTTTATATGAAAGATGGCAGCATCATCCGGAGAAGGCATGAAGTTTATATGAGCGATTTCGAGTTTTTTAACTAGATTTTACCTGTTCTAAGTAGAAGAGTGGCTTTTAGCTGCTCTTCTATTTTTTTCTCACAATCTCAGATAAACAGCTTATTAGAGATTTTTCGCATAAAAAACTCATAATAGTATAGGACTAGACTTAGAAAGGAGTCTTGTTATGAAGAAGATTTGGGGTTTTTTGGGATTGAGTATTATCTATGCTGCTTTGCTAACTCCATTGGTGGCGACGGCCATGTGGCTTATCGCCCATGTTCCTGAGACTTTTGATCTCGGGTATTATGGGTTGATATTCCTATGGTTGTTGGCGTCAATGGTCATTGGCGGTGGCATGGTGCTTGTGTACAGTTTCATTCATTACAAAACTGATCTACTAGATTAACGTCTAACTGGTCCTAAGGAGAAATTCTGAATTATATTCAGGGTTTCTTCTTTTTTTCACAATAAAAACTCATGGTATTATAGAGCAGAAAAGAAGCGTTATGCACGCATCATCGCCAACAATGCACTTGTGTTGGTGACTGATGCTTTGAGTTTGGAGCGTGGGGAGGAATGACGGGTTAATATTCCCTCTCTTTTTATTTTCTTTTACTTAGCAAAAGGAGGCAATTAATATGACTAAAGCCGCATATGGTGCTACAGCGTGGCGTATACAATGTAATCTTCAAATCCTTCAGGTAATTATGAACTGCTATGTCCAAACTTCTGAGAAGGATGAAAGGAAAATGTTTGCAGATATCATTGTTAATCATGCACTTGGATTGCTCGGTGATGCAATTGATTTGGAGCGGGAGGAGAGTTAATTCTCTCTTTATATTTTTCATTAGAAAGGATTAAATATGAGTTATATTCCAGAGGGTTATTTCATCGATAAAGGATATGTATTCGGATTGGAACAGATGTTCTATCAGGAGTTTATGACTCGGCATATCCATGATTTGGAAAGAGAGCTCACGCATAATGTCCTGAGAGACACTTTCTTAGAATGTGAAAAAGGAACTTCTAAGAGAGATATTAAGGAAGTCCTTTACAAACATTGTGATAAGGAGATTGACTCATGGTTTCGAAAGGTTGGAGATGATCCTAGATTCAAAGAGTGTAGTATACATCGCGATGAAAATGAGATCCTAATCATGTTTGGCATTGTTAATATGGCTATATATTTGGACGAATATGTAAACTTTCTAGATATGGAGATCAACCGATGAACTTCACGAAATATATTTCTTATAAGTATTCAAGACGTGATAAGAATATGAGTATACTCAAACGTATGAATCAATGTGTTAAATTTCATTGTAAGATGTTTGAAGATATTTTTATGGATCTTTTAAAAGATCGTTTAGCTCGTCGGATAAGTGAGCGAGAATTGCCTTATATTTTAGACGGGGTGTTTGCAGATACTGTCTTGAAGATGCCAACTACTTATACTGGGGGATATGATGGAGTACCTTCAATAAGCGTCGGGGTTTCGCGTGACGATAATTACAACTTTGAAGTTCACATAAATTACGAACTACTTGAGCAAGATTTCGCCGATGAATATGCTGATGGAAAATGGAAGAGGGCTTATGAAACTCATTAATCAATCTTACCAAATTCTAGATTTCCCGTGGCTTGCTACAAAAATCATAGCCGACTCAGCTCGCGTATCTCATATGAGTCAGAATGGATATTCAGATGTTGAGAATGTAGAGTTCATTAAGAAACTGATCATGTGGGGCCATTTATCACCCTTTGAGCATTGTTCGGCCCGAGTCAAGATAACCACAAACCGTGCAATTGCAAATGAGCTCGTGCGGCATAGACATTGCGCATTCACTCAAGAAAGTACTAGATATTGTCAATACGATGACCTTACAGTCATAAGACCCGGCTGGTTGGATTTTTCATTGGAAGGAAATGAATATGCAATCAAAAGATATATGGAGTATCTCGATGAGACTCAATCTCTATATCGGTATATGATTAAGTCTGGAGTTCCAGCAGAACAGGCCAGAGGAATTCTACCACTTGACACAGCAACCACTCTAGTCATGACAGCTAATCTAAGGGAATGGATATCTGTCTTTAAGCTTAGATGTGACGCAGCCAGTCATCCTCAGATGATTGAACTCATGAATGAGATTAAGGAAGAATTTGTAAGCCGACTCCCTTGGTTTGAATATGCTTTTTGATATTTGAAAGGAAGATATTTATGATTACTGTTTATACACCATTGTCTGAGAAAGAGGCTAGGAGAATTTTACATAAAAATATTGTCGGCGCTTCTCGAGCAACGCTCATTAATAAAATCTTGACTAGAAGAGATTTTACAGATATACTTTTGGATAATATTGCTGACACAGTACAGTGTTGTCCTTCTTTTCATTCAACGGAATTGATTATATATGCCGTAACCGATCCGAAGTTAATAACTGCTATAGACTTCAGTGAGTTTAGTTGGATAAATCGAGTTAAATATGTTAGCTATGCCGTGGATAATCCTCCTAAATTGATTAAAAACCTGCAAACTGCTCATCAACAAAACCACAGGTAAACGGCTTATTGTAAGGCCATTTAAGACGTTAGAATTAAGGACCCCTAATAAGTATAGGGCTTTTTGGTATGATGAGTGGTTTTATAATGATCGAAAAGAATATTATTCACTTGCTGAATCGGTTGTAGAGCATTCAGAACTTAAAGATATTCTTAAGACTGCATGCGATAAATTTACCAGCATCAATATCTTAATGGTCCCTGCTGATACAGCAAAGATCGAATTCTTCTGTGTTATTACCAAAGAGTCTACTATTATCGAACATGAATTAATTTATACCCTTATGCTTACCGTATCCTAGATAGGAAAAATAATGATTGATTTTACTGACCAGCCGATTCCAGAATATCCAGAGGATAGGACAATTTCGGCACCAGAGCATTATGTGGCTGGAAGGCAATATGAACCCCATCTAGTAATAGAGGATTGGGGTTTGAATTTCAATCTTGGGAACGTCCTTAAATACATATCGCGAGCAGGAAGGAAAGATGACACTCTTATAGACCTAAAGAAAGCTCGTCAATATTTGGACTTTGAGATATCTCGACTGGAGCGTGAATATGATGCTTGAACTTCTATTTGGTATTATTGCAATAATTATTTGGATCTCCTGTGTGGCAATGGGGTTGATATTGCTATTCTGGCCACTTATAAAAGTACTTATAATCATTTGGCTCGTCATTCGAGCAATTTGGTGGCTTTTATCTTAACATTATATTTGTAGAAAGGAACTATCATGTCTGATGCAATTATAGCCTTTATCACTGTGTCGATTCTTTATGTCATTATAACTGTTGTAGAGAATAAGAGAAAGCAATTTTCTAAAGATGGAAACTACATTCCAAAAATGGTGACAAGTCCTAATACAGGAGCGTCCGGATCTGTGGTGCCTATGGGATTTATATTCTATAAAGAAGACGGTGGTGGACGAACCTATAGGATGGAGTTGAACAATTCGATGGATAATTTTGACAACGGAACCATCTTTTCCTTCACGCTCCGCAAGGAAAACACCGCTTAATATAGGAGAGGGAGTGTAAACCGTTGGAGGCTAAGATACTTGAGCTAGGTACGAGTTCTAGACGAGCCTTAGTTAGCCAACTATAATCGTTCAATGGTAGGATAGCTACCGTTTTGGCGGTAGAAGACGCAGGTTCGAAGCCTGCACTCTCTTTTTCTTTTATGAAAGGATTGACATGATATTTAAAACTGTTAGCACGAACGCAGGAGACAACACAATCATTCACGGAGATTTGGAGGAGTCAGATTGGGCTGAACATCATGACACGAAGCACGTTAAGGACATGGAGTCAGAGGTAAAGTTCGATTTCAAAGACTTTGATATTTGCTATAAGTCGAAGAACGGGTGGTCTGTACGAATCATTATATTTAAGGGATCTGATTCATTTGCAGCTATCTATCATCTTAAAAAATCCGATATAGTTTTAGACAATACAAAGCTGTTTGTCTGGGAGACTATAAATCGTCTTACGAAATAGGAGATACCATGATATTCACAGCAGTCCAACAGAATATTCTATCTAATGAGTTAATTGTATTTGGAAAATTAGATAAGGCTGACTGGGTCGTTCAAGATACTGGTTATATTGGTGACATGGATCGGGTTTTGTTTGATGATCCTATGGACTTTACTATCAAATTTATTCGAATAATCAGGTAACCGATTACTGTTAGTACATCTAAGGTAGATAATGCATTTTATGTAGTCTACGAGAATCCAGATTATATAAATTTCGACTGGACAAAACCATTTGTACAAGAGACTATAAATCGTTGTATAGAACTAGATCGAGGAAAGGCAGAGGCCCATGGCAAATCTTTGGCTGGACATTTACACTCGGCCGACTGATGTTAAGATCTTTAAGGTGTATGACATACAGTACACTATGACTGCCGATAATACGACCGTACGAATAGCCATTATGGATAAAAACGAACCTCTTATCCGGCGAATATCTACACAGCTTCTTGCCGAAATTCAACAAAGGGACGATCGGTTTCTTAAAAAGATTTCTTATGATCGAGTTCCTCGTAAGGTTGTTATTAGGGATGATCAAGGACATGAGATGTATCATGATAACTCTGCAATCATAGATATTTGTGACGAGATGTTCTTCGGGTTTACGCGATTGGACATTTCTCATTTCGATTCGCAAAAAAAGCACACTCCTTTATAGGAGGGATCATTGGGATCCCCTTAGAAAAGGAGAAGGTTATGTTTAAGTTTATGAAGAATGATCATGTTATTGAGTTTCGTCTGCATGAGCTGGAATCCAACGATTCGGCTAAGAAGCCGGTGGATGCAATCGATCGTCTCGCCGAGAAGGTTCGGTTTGAGATGGATCGGTGTGTTGCGCCGAAAGCTCTTAGGTGGATCACGAGGAGCTAGTTGTTGAGGCGGTTACTCAAGAAGGTCTGTTGATATTTAACAGGCCTTCTTCTTTTTAACAAACAATAACAAAGGAGTTTAAATGAGGATCGATTGTATTGTTCCGCATATGGACAATCATGTGATTACAATAATTGGGCGTCTTGAGAGGGGTGAATGGGAGTATAATCCGATATGTAATACGTTTGAAACTTTAAAATCTGAAAACATAGGCGAATTGTCCCGTACATTTGGGGTTGTTAGATATTATCCAAAAGCGATAGTCCGATCAGAAGTATTTCCGTTCAAATTAATTCTAATAGTTTTGTAATCCATTACGAATTCAATCTTGTTGACGACTTTCTACAAATACCTTCTTATGAAATGCGCGATGCAATTAAAATGACCATTAAGAAAATGCTTGCTGCAAGCATTCGCAAGAAAAACTAGGTTCTTAATAGGAGGGTTCATCAGGAACTCTCAGAAAGGAGAAGGTTATGTTTAAGTTTATGAAGAAAGACCCTGTTGAGGATCGACTGAAAGAACTAGAGGATAATCCTACAAAAGTGAAGGTGGATGACGAGATTATCCGACTCATCGAAGAAATTCGGAACGAGCAAAATGAAAGTAAGATTCGGCAGATGGTGAGTAATATCAAAGACTTGGCAGAGGCCAGCAACAATCTCAATACAATTGAGAGACGTGTTGACTTCCGTCGGTCCGATGATACTATTCCGACAATTGCCGCATCTGCATTGAGTTTTGTGTTCTTGGTCATCTTCGAGAACCGGCACGTCTTGCCGAAAGCAATTAATTGGATTAAGAGGATCTAGCAACTAGAGTTGGTCCGCCAGGAGGTCTGTTGATATTTAACAGGCCTTCTTCTTTTTAGCAAAGGAGTCTAAGTGAAAATTGAGTATATTGTACCACATATGGGTAACCATACAATAACAGTAATTGGACATCTCACGAAGGACGACTGGGACTATGGTCTGGAAAGTAATAAGTTTGAAGCTTTAAAATCTGAAAACATAGGCGAATTATCCCAGTCATATGGAGTGGTTAGATATTATCCAAAACATGGTAGTATGGTTAAAAATATCACCGTTCAAATCGATCTGATTAAGTTGAACCATTTCGCAATTTGTTATGAGTTTGCTATTATTGACGATTTTCTACAAATACCTGACAGTGAGTTGCAATACGCAATCAAAGCAACTATTAAGAAGATGTTTAACGCAAACATAAAGCAAATAACTCAACTATTTAAGAGGGAGAGTATGGAATGAAAATCGATTATATCTGTCCACATGCTGAGGACTTTACCATTACGATAGCCGGAGTAATTGATGATGACGATTTGAAGAATACAAATAATACTAAAAACTTTGCTACAATGAAATCTGAAGTCACAGAAGAACTATCTCAAACTTGTGGAACTATTGTATATTATCCCGGTCGTCGAGGACATGCTGTCAAAAGTGTCACTGTCCAAATACATTTCAATACATTTATAATTGAGATTGAGTCTGCTTGGATTACTTCATTTCCACAAATATGCTCAAGTGATTTGCGTTATGCGATTAGGGAAACCCTTAAGCGAATGTCTGCAAACCACTTTATAGAGCTAGAGAAGAAAAAGGTGGAGATCCATGGCGAATCTTTGGGGTGAGTAACTCATGATATTATTTAATAAACTCTACTTGTCTGATGAGTCTGTCACCTTCCTTGGCAGCCTTGAGGACTCGGATTGGGATACTCCAAAGCCATTAAAAGATATTCACAACATGCTAGTGGAGATTATTAAAGAAGAGGGGTATTATCATTATCAATTGTATCCAGACAAGCACGACCGTTCAAGCTACATAGGGATTGTTATATTTTCTCCAGAACGGTTTGCAATCTCTTATCACGGAAAACTTGCTTCTAAATTCATAAGTATTGACGAGATGCGTAGACATATCTGGGGAGTAATCCATTATATTCAGGAAGGACATTACGATGTTGCGACCGACTGATTATACCCTTGCTGAGAAAAATAGTTACGGTGACCTAACTAAGTATCGTTTCGAGGCAATTCTGGCTATGAGATACCCGTACCCATCAACTATTGATATTACATATGACCGTTCAAAAAAGAAGGTTGTCGCAGCAGTTGGCTGGGGAGTGCAGCTAGTTCCCATCATTAATATTCCGCATCCGTTGGTAGATGGACTGGTGGAGCATTACATTAGTCATCGATTGGAGAACTGATGGCTTCGTTCAATCCATATGACTATTCATTCTATGCTAGATATTCCGGAACAGAGAATAAGACTGGGAATGACTGTGACCTGTATATGTTTTATGGAAATGCTACTGCCAAATATCGATCTATCCATATCTACCATGATTTAATAGAGGATCGTTGGGAAGTTAATGGTATATCTAATGAGTATTTTACCAATGAGCCAATCCCAGTAACTGATGATGAACGCTGGTTGATGTTTGAACGAGTCATTCTTTGTAAGGAGTCTGAATGGTACGAATTGGACACTTCCACCTCGAAACTATACAAACGATCAATGGCGGAAGGGAGCTATGCATTGTCTTTCTACGAAACGAAGGTGCCGATGACGAACTCGACAGTCTAGTCTTGTATTATGATATTTTAGAGAAGAAGTTTTACGGAGCATGCAGGTACCCAGATTGGACTAAGCCCATGCTTAAGCAAGACGTATCAAGGATGCTTAGGCTACCTGAGATTCAGAAGTTAATTAACCAATACAAACTAAGGAGGTAATATGGATATTGAGGAGTTGAAAGACAAGAAGAATGAGAAGACTTTGGTGAGTGCCATTAGTGAGCTTGCAGGAAATCTGATTGCAATACTTATCGTGTTGCTTGTGGTAAGTATGATTCTTGGGCTTGTCTATCTAATCTTATTTATATTTTCATCCATGATGCATCTATGGGTTTAAGGAGGCGATATGAACATCCAAACAGTACTTAAGTGGGCCTCTAAGCGCTCTCCTGAGATCCTTACAAGCCTGGGATGTGTCGGAGTAGGGGTAACTGGATATTTGGCCGGAAAGGGAGCAATCAAGGCATCCTACGTGTATAATCAGCTCGCTAAGTATGATGACGAGGAAAGGGCTAAGACGAGGAAGGAGAAATTCCAACGTAAGATGCGTCTGGCCGCTCCGTGCGTTAAGTATTATATTCCCGCTGCCGTTAGTGGTATTGCGACAGTTGCATCCATATTGGGCTTGCATCGAACTATGTCCATACGGCATATGGCAGTAGCTGCTTCGTATGTTGCGGCAGACAGTGCGCTTAATCGCCTTCAAGATTCTGTGAAGGAAACTCTTGGTGAGAAGAAGAGCTCAGAGATATTCTTGAATAGCTCTAAGAAGGCCATTGCTAAGATGCCGGACGAGGAGGATATTCCAAACCTAGTTGAGAGTGGAGAACCAACCGGACACGAGAAGGCATTGATATATGATGCGTACTCAGGTCGGTACTTCAAGTCTTCCATCGAGCACCTTAAGCGTATTGAAGCAGATATGAATGCAGATCTCATGAAGCATGATTGGGTTCCTATTAATCAGATTTATGATGCTATTGGTCTAAAGCCCATTACTCTTGGAGACGATTTAGGTTTTAAATTTGAAATAGATGACATTTCGTCAAGGATCGAGTTTAACTTCGAGAGCGACATCAATGACAACGGAGATCCCTACATCATTCTCGTCATGGGTCCAAAGCCGAAGTGGACCTATTACTACGAGTCAGATAGGTTTCTATAAGAGACGGGAGTGGTATGGCAGAGGTAAAGCTATCTGAAATTTCAGACAAAGATATTCCCAATAACTCCAACCGAGCAAAGCGAGGTGAGATAACTCAGCATGAAGCATCAAAACCAAAACCCGAACATGTATCGGCTAAGGTAATCCCTCATAAAGATTCATTGATAAAGGATTATGTGTTTGACGAAGTTATTCTGCCAAACATAAAGACATCAATAGACTCGATAGCCATGACATTGATATCTGGCATAGCTGATAGTCTGACTGGTATCGTCAAGACCTGTCTGTTCGGTGAGACTTCAGGACGCACTGATCCTCTGAGTCGATACACCGCATATCGTAACCAAACCAAATATTCTCGTCCTCGCTTATATGAGCCATCTAATCAGATTCGAGTTAGGCCAGCAGGACGACCCGAAGGAAATCCAAGGCGAATCGATAATATCCTGTTTGACTCTCGACAGGAGCTTGAGGACTGTCTGGTCAATGCCAATGATATTATTGAGGAGTATGGTCGAATCAGTGTGGCAAAGTTCTATGATATTTGTGGTATCACAACGACTATCACTCAGTATGATTATGGTTGGTACAATTTGGTGAACGTTAGGGTTAGGCCGAGTCAAGGTAAGTGGATTCTAGAGCTCCCGCCGACAATTGTGTTTGAATAGAAAGGATATTTGTATGGACGTAATTAACCACGACGAGAAGAAGCGTTACTCTTATGCGGGGCCAGTCCGAGTGTACGATAAGATAGTCGAGCATAATTACAAAGGAGATACGATGGCCTTCACGCCCCAAAAGGCGTTGAGTAATCTGGCCTGGAGGTTTAAGCAGGAAAACGGTTACACAGATCTTGTCAAGATCGAACTTGATAAGAAGTATTTGAGTGTTCTTTACTAATCTAACTCGAAAGGATATTTGACATGAGTATTTCAGCAATTAAGAAGGTTGCGCAGGGTGTCTATGGAGCTTCTAGGTTCTTCCTAAAGAAGAACGGTCCAACTATCGCCACGACCGTAGGTACTGGATGCATGCTCGGAAGTGCCGTGTATGCTGGGTATGCCACTTATAAGGGATTCGACACTGTCGCCGAGGACCATCGTTACCGTATGGGTAAGCAAGAGATGATGGAGGAGACTATGAACGATAAGGAGGGAAAGAAGCTTCTCGATTCATTTGAGCATAAAGTCTCTAAGGGCATGATCATAAAAGAGCGTATCACCAATTATATTTTGACTGGTGCCAAATTTGTTCAACTCTATGCCCCCGCGATTAGTCTTGCTACTGCTGGTATGGGCTTGATATTTGGTGCTCACAATGTCATGACCAAGCGTAATGCTGCTCTGAGTCTTGCTTATACAGGACTTGAGGCTGCCTATGACGCATACCGTAAGCGCGTTCAGAACAAGCTTGGAGAGGATGAGGAGGCTCGTCTATATTCGGACGTCCCAGAGCTTAGTGATGGCTCTACGGACGAGAAGGTCGATCAGGACAAGGTAATCATGGAGGAGACGGGTTGGGATACGCAGATGTATAGGCGTGTCCTGGATTGCCGTAACTCCAACTACGGTAGGACCTTCGCAGCCAACATGATATTCCTTATGTGCTGCGAGCAGGCCCTCAATGCCAAGCTTAAGTACCAGGGATTCCTGACTCTTAATGATGCCCTCAAGCAGCTTGATATGCGTCAGACCAATATCGGTCAGATTATCGGCTGGACTCTTGATGGTAACGAGACTCGGACTGATGGCGATGGATATGTTCAGATTATCCCTCCTGCAATCCGTGCGCTCTATGAGCAGGGCAAGGAGCACAGCCCCATCATCCCGCTTGAGTTCAACGTTGACGGTCCAATCTATAACAAGATTGATGACGTCGTCCGTGGTGGATCTGAGTCTGATCCTGCCGTGACTGATCCCACTGACCCCGAGCTTGCATAGATATTTGTAGTGGGAAAATCCTGTAAACCCTCTAGTAAAGCAAGACCTGTAATGCCCGTAAGACCTTAAGCTCTCTTTCAGCTTAGGGATTTGAGTTCGTAATTTATATTTAGACAAACTAAGGCATCGGGTAATTTACCCCTTGCCTTCCGTTTTCTTAAGGAGTTAGTTTTGATATTCTCAAAGTCAGATTTGGTAAAATGCCTGGTAGCTGGGGTTGTCGGTGCATGTGTTGGTTCCGGTGTGACATACGCCATCATGAAGCACAAGGCTAAGAAACAGCAAGAGATTCTCAACGACACCGATGGAAAGGGTTATTATACATATGAAGAGTTCATGAGTAAGTCGGAGAAATGTAGTGGGAAGAAAGATGAGTCTGAGGAGTCTCTGGAAGCCTGTAAGGACACAGATGGGGATGATGGTATTATGTCCTTGCCGATTCCGAAAGTCTCAGATGATGGATATTATCACTATAGTAAGAAATATTTGTTGAGTGAGATGAGCTCTCTCCATCCAGTCGATTCGGATGAAGATGATGGCTCAGATGATATTGACGTGAGCCCGGAGGAGATTGCAGAGGGACATGAGATATTAGATGGGGATCCCTTTGGTGCTCCATCAGATGAGGATATAGCTCTCATGATTGCTCAGAAAAAGGCGGTCGATAGTGTTGATATTGTGAAGGATTGTAGTGGGAATGCAGGTGATAATCCCCTTATGGACGAGCCTGACAAAGCTCTTGGTGAGTTAAGTGATGTTGAGAGTGAGGATGGGGAAGAGCCTCTCTTTCTTGAGCCTGTGGAGGTTGATATTGACCCAAACGAACCGCCATCATACATCGGTCGTAGGACATTCTGGCAGAATGAGCCTGGATATGAGATTCGGGAGTGGAATTGGTACACTAAGGACGATACCGTGTGCATGTCTGACGAGATGGAGTTGATTGATAATTGGAAAGACTTCATGCCTGATGACATAGAGGAGCATAAGGGCGCTAATTGGCTGTATGTACGGGACCCGAAGCATGCTGTTAAGATTGTGATTCGGTGTATTAATGGCGGTTATGATACCTATTTGAAGGATTTGGAGGATTAGAGTTATGGCAAAGCGTGTTTGGACAGAGCGCATCCCATATCTGCGTTGGCTTATGAACTATGCTGGTCTTGATGACTCGGATATTCCTGTGCGTGTTCAGTATATGTTGAATGATTTGTTCCGGGTGGAGTTTGTTCCTGTTAACCCTATGGATGTTAATAGAGCTAAGAATGGTCTTGTGTTGAGGGAGTATTACATTGATATCCAGAAGAACGTCATAGTCAGTTCCATTCCATCGGATATGGATTGTACAGTTCTGGAGATGCTCATTCGGCTTGCGTTTGATATTAGCGATATGACTGAGGGGTTCGTTAAGGATGCAAGTCCACGGTATTGGGTACTTGAGATGTTGAAGAATAATGGTCTTTACTATAACCGAGATTATGGTATTGAGGACTTGAAGAATCCGGAATTGTTTAAGGGTGATTCTTTGTTTCCGGGGGTTAAAAAAGGAAATAAGGATGGGGAAATTTGGCAAAAAATGATGGGGTATTTGGTGTCAAATTTTAACTATGTTTAGGAGTTGAGAGGTGGGTTTGGTATGGAAATTTTTGACGTTTTAGCTGAAAGAAGACTGAATGTGGAATTATTTTTTAACGCAAAAATAACGTTTGCCCAGGAATAGGCATGAAAAGTTTTGCTTAGAAAAAAAAGTATGGCTATTCCTGGGGTTTTGTTAAAAAAACAGCCTTTTTTTGCGTTTTATGCATTTTTGAAATTTTATATTAACATATAGCATTCTGAAAGAAATCTTAAAAAAACAAAAAATACACAAAACTGAAAGAGAAAAACGTCAAAAAATAAGGACTTTTAAAAAAGTGGCATCAGGGGTGTTTCTATGGCTATTCCTGGGGTTTTGTTATATTTCTAAAAAATTTTAATGTCACTTTTTTTTCAACGATTTGAGGAAATTTCTATGGCTATTCCTGGGGTTTTATATTTATATGATGTCATCTTGTCATTTTTTATTTATAAAAAAAATAATAATAATAATAATAATAATAAAATTCCTATATAGTTTTAAAACATGTTTTTTTTCATTTTTTGACATCCTTGGTTATTAAAAGAAAGGAGATAATGTGAATTATGTCACTTGATTTTGTTGAGATTTGTACCACAATCAAAAAAGAAAAAACGATCATATATCCTAATTTTAAAGTTATTGAATCAAAGGATTTAATTGTTCGTAATGGAGACTTTGTTGCTGTATATGATGAATCTACAGGATTGTGGGATACAAATGAAATGTCTATTGTTGACCGAGTTGATCAAATGACATTTGAGTATCGAGACAATTCCAAATACAAAGACGATCCGAATATTATAGTCTTGACTATGAAATCGAATCAATCAGGTCTTTGGTCAAACTATATAGCATATCGTAAGAATATATCAACGCAAGAGTATGCTGATATTGATAAAACCATTACATATGCTAATGAGCCAACAAAGCGTGAGGACTATAAGACCAAACGATTGTCATATGCGCTATCGGACAGAAACAGTCATAAAGCTTGGGATGAAATAATAGAAACACTCTACGACCCGTCAGAGCAAGAAAAGATAGAATGGTTTATTGGATCCATTGCTGCTAAGGAATCATATCTGATTGATAAATTCATGGTGTTCTATGGTCCTCCCGGAAGCGGTAAGTCTACAATCATTAATATCATGTCGTGGATGCTTGACGGATATTGTGCTACAATTAATGCAAAAGCATTAGGAAAATCTCAAGATGCATTCTCTACTGGTGTATTCGAATCAAATCCCATCTTAGGTATTCAGCATGATTGTGATTTAAGTAGGATTGATGATAATACCATATTGAATTCAATTGTATCACATGAACCTATTATTATTAATCAAAAATACAAGAAGGGGTATTCTAAAGAGATATTTACTCTTATGGTTCTTGGAACTAATGAGCCGGTAAAAATAACAAGTGATAATTCTGGTGTTTGTAGAAGACTTCTTGATGTTGTTCCATCAAATAAATTAATACCCTCATCGAGATACGATGAGTTAATGAGTCAGGTTAAGTTCGAATATGGTTCAATCATGGCAAAGTGTAAAAGGGTGTATCAAGAAAGGGGTAGGAAATATTATCGTAATTATGTTCCCACCAATATGGTCGAGTCTACTGATATATTCTTTAACTTTGTCATTGATATGAATACAATATTGGATGATGGTGACGGAATTACTTTAAAGCAGGCATGGAATGTCTATAAGCAATATTGTGATGATGCAAATATTCGATATCCTTTGCAGCGCTTTCAGTTTAAGAAAGCACTCAAGTCATATTTCAGAGAATATCACGATCGTATCACAATTAACGGAAAAGCCTTCAGATGCCTTTTTAAGGGTCTAAAAACGGAAAAGCTACTAGGACTAGGGGTTGATAGTTTTAACGCCGAAAAACGGTATCTCAAGGCCTCTGAATGGCTTTCTATGAAGTCTAACATATCGGAATTAGATATTGTACTAAAAAATCAACCAGCACAGTATGCTTCTGAGAGTGGAACCCCAATAAAAAAATGGAGGGACGTTAAAACAAAATTAAGCGATTTAGATACGAAGAAACTCCATTATGTTAAAGTTCCAGAGAATCATATTGTAATCGATTTTGATATTAAGAATGATAAAGGAGAAAAAGATAGAGAATTAAATATTGATGCAGCAACGACGTGGCCAGAGACATATGCAGAATTAAGTAAAAGTGGCTCTGGATTGCATCTTCATTATATTTACGATGGGGATCCATCACGTCTAAGTTATCTCTTTTCAGAAGGAATTGAAATAAAAACATTCAAAGGGGATAGCAGTCTAAGGAGAAAATTATCATTTTGTAACAATCATAAGATTACTCATATCGACTCAGGGTTACCACTTAAAGAGGTTAAGATGATAAACCACGACGCTGTCAAGAGCGAGAAACTCTTAAGGAATTTGATTAAACGAGCGATGGCAAAAGAGTTTGGAGCTACTAAACCATCGATTGATTTCATCGACCATATCCTGAAAGAAGCATATGAAGCTGGTACGAAGTATGATATTTCAGACATGACTAATGCATTAGTATCATTTGCCAATAGCAGTACAAATCGATCTAACTATTGCCTTCAGAAGGTTTTGGAGATGAAACTTAGATCTGACGAGCCCGCTAAGGAGGTGAATGATGGGTATGCAGATGATCGATTGGTCTTCTATGATATTGAGGTCTTTCCAAATCTTTTCTTAGTGAACTGGAAGTATGCTGGGGAATCAAATGTAGTGAGAATGATTAATCCAACCGCCAAAGATATTTCAAAGCTTCTGGATTACAAACTAGTCGGCTTTAATAATCTTCGGTATGATAATCATCTTCTTTATGCTCGATACATTGGATATACAAACGAACAGCTTTATGAGTTGAGTAAAGCTATCATTCATAACAACGGTCAAGGTCATACTTTCGGAGAAGCATATGGAATCTCATATACGGATGTTTATGATTTTCTGTCTGCTGGAAACAAGATGTCTCTTAAGAAATGGGAGATAAAACTCGGAATTCATCATAAAGAACTTGGATATTCATGGGATGAGCCAGTCCCAGAGGATGAATGGTATAAGGTTGCTGAATATTGTGATAATGATGTCATAGCCACAGAAGCAGTATTTGATGCAAATCAAGGTGACTGGAAAGCTCGTGAGATGTTAGCCGCGTTGGCTAAGATGACGCCTAACACGACTACCAATCATCTGACTGAAGCTGTTATATTCCAAGGCAACAAGCACCCGGGATTGATATACACAGACCTCAAGACCGGAAAACAGTATGAATCAAATGGGGAGGAGGTTAATGAGTCTAAGTATAAAAATACATGGCCCGAGTATGAGTATAAGGATGGTAAGAATCTTTACAAAGGTATTGATGTTGGAAGGGGAGGGTATGTTCGTGCAAAACCAGGCATGTACGGAAAGACTCTAACGCTTGATGTTGAGAGTATGCATCCTCATTCAATCATTGCTATGAGAATGTTTGGCGAGTATACAGACCGATTCGAGGATATTGTAAATGCCCGAGCCCTTATTAAGCATAAGAAGTATGATGAAGCAAAGAAGGTTCTGAATGGGGAACTCGCACCATATTTGGATAACCCGTCTGATATGGATGCATTGTCCAAAGCATTGAAGACAGCAGTCAATTCTGTGTATGGACTTACTTCAGCAGGATTTCCTAACACATTTAAGGACCCGAGAAATGTTAACAATATTGTTGCGCTTCGTGGGGCTTTATTCATGGCGATGCTAGCAGATGAGGTTGAGGAGAAAGGATATGCTGTTATTCATGTCAAGACAGATTCAATAAAGATTCCTGATGCCGATACTGATATTGAGACATATTGTCAGAATAGAGCGAAAGAGTATGGGTATAAATTTGATATTGAAGCCAAATGGGATCGTATCTGTCTCGTTAATAATGCAGTCTTCATAGGTCATCAAACGAGTGATTCTCCACAAAAACCAAATCAATGGACTGCTACTGGGGCTCAGTTTGCTCATCCAATTATATTTAAGAGCCTGTTTTCAAAGGAGAAGATAGATATTGATGACTATGGAGAGACTCGGGAGGTAAAGGCACCTGCATCTATTTACCTTGATATTGGTAAGGAAGGGGAACCAGATTATAAGTTTGTGGGGCGAGTTGGGAGGTTTATTCCGGTAGTAAAGGGTGGCGGAACTATGCTTCGTCATGTTATTGGGACGGATAAATATTCTTCCGTGTCAAATACTAAAGGTTACCAATGGGAGGAGTTTGAAGAGGTAAATAAGGATGCGTTTGACGATGTGATTAATCATAAGTATTACAAGAAGCTTATAGATAATGCTAAGTCTACAATTGAGAAGTTTGGTTCGTTCGAGCAATTTGTAGATCTGCAGCAACCCCTAAACAATCAACAAGAGATTCCATGGATGACACCTTGTGGTAGGACTGATATTGATTGTGAGGGATGTTCTAAGTTCGTGAAAGATCATGAACTTTGTTCTGTCGGTTATGATATTAGTGACGTTATGGTTAAGAAAGGAAACAAATAATGAGTAAGTGGATTGAGAATATTTATATTGAGAATGCTAAGCTTTATTTTAGGAATTTCTCAGGCGAGCCAGATAAGTATAATCCAAATGGAGGGATTCGTTATTTTGGTGTTATAATTGACGAGGATAAAGTTGAGTCCCTTCGTGCGGAAGGATGGAAAGTTAAAGATAGTAACCCGAGTGAGATTGATGGTTCATTTGTTTCATATTTGAAAGTTAAGGTTGTGTACGGTAAGCGTCCCCCGTCAATTCTTCTTATCAATGGGAATAATCCGGATGATAGAAATGTTCTGAATGAGAAAACAGTTGATATACTAGATCGTATTCGTATTCAGCAAGCAAAGCTAAACATTCGTCCATATAAGTACAATTTCAATGGGCTTCAAGGCATATCGGCGCGCCTTGAGTCAGCAGCTTTCACTATGGTTCCAGATCCGATTATTGATGAGTATGGAATAATTATACCGGAGGCATAATGGAACTTCGGCCATATCAGGTCGAGGCTTTGGATAATATTAAGACAGGCTCCATTCTTAATGGAGTCACCGGTTCTGGTAAGTCGATTACGGCCCTGGCATATTTTTTTACAAGAGTATGTCAGGGTTCGTATAAACCATACTTAGAGCCTAAAAAGCCAATCGACCTTTATATTATTACCACGGCAAAGAAGCGAGATTCAGGCGAATGGCTTAGTGATTGTGCATATTTTAGAATCGGGAAATCAACAAATCCGATCAAACTAACAATTGATAGTTGGAACAATATAGCTCATTACCAAGAGATAGAGAATAAGTTTTTTATATTCGACGAACAACGAGTATGTGGCAGTGGTAAATGGGCTAGTTCATTTTTGAAGATCGCTAAAAAGAACGATTGGATTATTCTTTCCGCAACCCCAGGAGATCAGTGGTTAGACTATATTTCTGTCTTTATAGCAAATGGATTCTATAAGAATCGAACTGATTTCTATAGGCAGCACGTTATATTCAATAGATTTGCTAAGTACCCTAAAGTTGACCGGTACATCAATAAAAGTAAATTAGAATATTATAGAGATCATATTTTAGTCAAGATGAATTATTCTCAAGACACCATTCGAGAATATGAAGTTATCTCAACCATATTTGATAGAGATTTATATTCGAAGGTTACTAAAGATCGATGGAATCCATTTGATAACTGTCCGATAGAAAATGTTAGTCAGCTTTGTTATTTACAAAGAAAGGTAGTGAATTCAGATCCATCTCGATTGCAAAGACTTAAACAAATATATTTGGAGCACCCAAGAATTATATTGTTTTATAATTTCACATATGAATTGGAGATACTAAGAAAATGGGCTAAACGAAATCATATCTATACTCAAGAATGGAATGGACAAACGCACAACCCTCTCCCGGACGGTAAGTCTTGGATATACTTGGTTCAATACATGGCGGGATCAGAAGGATGGAATTGTACTACAACTGATACTATCGTGTTTTATTCATTACCATATTCGTATAAACAATTCGAACAAGCTTCGGGACGGATTGATCGAATGAATACGAAGTATAAAATCTTACAATATTTCATACTTCAATCCAATTCAATAATTGATTCCGCGATACGAAATTGTTTAGATAGAAAGAAGATTTTTAATGAAAAAGCATACTTGAAAGAATACGGCGAAATGACCTAAATTTTCAAAAAGTCAAAATTTTTCCACGAAATGATATTTTTGATTTATAAAACCGCAGGTCAGACCCCAAACGCATAAAAAACACGCCTTAGGATAGGAGGAGATAACAATTTTATCCCCTTCTATCCTTTTTGTCAACCTTTCAGAGAGCTTATTGGAGGTGCTATGAAAGAAGCTGAGTATCAGAAACGACTAATAAAAAAACTTAAAAGTATATTTCCCGGATGCATAGTTATGAAGAATGATGCAAACTATGTTCAAGGAATACCAGATCTAATTATACTTTATAAAAGTCATTGGGGATTTCTTGAAGTCAAACAAGCTTCAGATTCTAGTCACCGACCAAATCAAGATTTCTATATTCAGAAAGCATCTGAATGGTCTTATGGTGCTTTCGTGAATCCGGATAACGAAAAGGAGATACTTAATGATATGGAACGATCATTCGGATCTTAGAGGATGTCATGCATTTCTATCGCCAAGTCAATCTCGATGGCTTAGGTATGACATGGAAAAGCTTGAGCAAGTATATTTGAACATGCAAGCAAAAGAGCGAGGAACTAAGATCCATGAGCTTGCGAGCCAGTTGATAGAGTTTGGCATAGGATTACCAAAGAATCATAAAACTCTTAACATGTTTGTGAATGATGCCATTGGATATGGTATGGAATCAGAGCGAGTTCTATATTATTCGGCCAATTGTTTTGGAACTGCCGACGCCATCTCATATTCTGAAAAGTTTAAGCGAGTACGTATACATGATTTGAAGACTGGTCTTATTCCTGCTAAGATGGATCAACTCGCAGTTTATGCAGCGTTATTTTGTTTAGAGTATAATAAGAAGCCCAAAGATCTTGAAATCATCATGCGCATATATCAGTTCGACGATATTTTAGAAGAGCATCCAGAATCCGATTATATTGATGAGATTATAAATCAAATCATCATATCAGATAAGACATTGAATAAGATAGGAGGCCGTTAGCATGGAACAACCACTCCCAGAGTATGTCGTTACAGATGATGAGTATAGTGAATGGTTGGCTCACTATGGAACCCCTAGACACTCTGGTCGATATCCTTGGGGGTCGGGTGAAAATCCATATCAGTCGGCTTTGAATTATTACATGCATGTTAAAGGACTAAGGGCTAAAGGTCTTTCTGATAAAGATATAGCTTTGGGTATGGGCATGACTATACGACAAATGAAAGCTAGATATTCTAATGCTAAGAATGAGAAGAAGCTTGAGGAGTATCGGAAAGCATTAAAATTATCTGAAAAGGGATATTCTAATGAAGCAATAGCAAGAGAGCTTGGTTATGCTGGTGAATCTTCAGTTCGATCGCTTCTTGATAAGAATCGCAAGGACCGAAATCTTAGAACCACAAACACTGCTAATGCGCTAGAAGAGGCTATCAAGAATCAAGGACCAATTGATATTTCTTCAGGCGTTGAAGATTATCTTGGTGTCAGTGCTACGATGAAAGATAATGCAATCGCCATGTTGGAAGATCGCGGGTATAAAGTATTTAATCTATATACTCGGCAGCAAGGAACTGGTAAGGATACAACCCGTAAAGTGTTGGCGCCTCCTGAATCTGAATTCAAAGAAGTTGTTAAACAGAATGCTCATATTTCACCCCCCGGCCTATATTCTAATGACGATTTCGGTCGCGATATCGTGGCTGTTAAAAAGCCAGTTAATCTCGATTCAAAGCGAATTAAGATTAATTATAACGAAGATGGGGGAGTTCTTAAAGATGGCGTTATAGAACTTCGTAGGGGTGTGCCTGATCTATCATTAGGAAAAGCTAATTATGCTCAGGTCCGTATTGCGGTAGATGGGACACACTATTTAAAGGGTATGGCTATGTATTCTGATAATATGCCCGAGGGTGTTGATGTTGTATTTAATACGAACAAACATAAGGGCACCCCTATGACCGACGTTCTTAAGCCTTTGAAGATCGACAAAGCAACTGGTGAGATTGACAAATTTAATCCATTTGGTGCATCGATCAAGAATGGTGAAAAGTTAGTCAAAGCTCAGATAGACTATATCGATAAAGATGGTAAGAAGAAACAATCGCCTATTAATATTGTTAACGAGGAAGGTGACTGGGGTAACTGGTCAAAGACTCTATCATCTCAATTCTTATCTAAGCAGCCAGTGGATGTGGCAAAAAAGCAACTAGATAAGTCATATTCTTCTAGTAAAGCACGATTTGACGACCTTGACAAACTAACAAATTCTGTAGTTCGATCTAAGATGCTGATGGACTTTGCAGAGTCATGTGATTCGGCGGCAGTTCATCTTAAGGCTGCGGCTATGCCAAGGCAAGCAAGTCATGTTATTTTACCATTTCCTAAGATGAAAGATAATGAGATCTATGCCCCGGGTTATCGGAACGGTGAGGAGGTTATGCTTGTCCGTCATCCACATGCAGGTAGATTTGAGATCCCAACACTTCGAGTAAATAATAATATTAAGGAAGCCAAAAAAGTTATTGGAAACTCTAGAGATGCTGTCGGTATTAATCATAAGGTAGCTGCCCAGTTATCTGGTGCAGACTTCGATGGTGATTCGGTCTTAGTTCTTCCGACGAGGGGTACTGGTCTCAAAGCAAGTAAGCCCCTTAAGGGATTAGCAAATTTTGACCCGACTGAAGCGTATGGAATGCCGGAGAAAGACTGGAAGAAGAAGTACCCCAAGTTCCAGAAGCAACTTGAGATGGGGACCATATCTAATCTTATTACAGACATGACAATTAAAGGCGCTAGTGAACCTGAGATTGCTAGAGCGGTCCGTCATTCGATGGTTATAATTGACACCGAGAAACATAAGTTGGATTACAAGGCATCATATTTGGATAACGGCATATCTGAATTGAAGAAGAAATACCAGGTAAAAGAGAACGGCAAAGCTGGTGGGGCGTCTACTCTTATTTCTCGGGCTAAGTCTACTGATTATGTAAATACATTTCGTGAGCGGCTAAATCCTAAGACGGGTATGTATGAGCGATATTATACGAACAAAACCTTCAACAAGAAACATATTTCACCGACGGGGGAGGTTACGTATACAAAAGAATACCGTAAAACAAGACTTACCAAGATGGGGAATACCACTGATGCAAGAACCCTATCCTCGGGGTCCCCTATCGAAGAAGTATACGCCCGGTACGCAAACGATATGAAGGCCCTGGCTAGGAAGTCACGTATTAAGGCTGGGCAGGGCACATACAAGTACTCCCCTACCGCCGCCAAAGCATATGCCACTGAAGTTGCTCGCTTGAATGAAGCTCTTCGAATCGCTCGAATGAATGCTCCAAGAGAGCGTAAGGCCCAGGCTATGGCTAACGAGAGGGTACGTATGCAGTTAGGAGCCCATCCCGATCTAAAAGATGACAAAGACTTTGTACAAAGACTTAAGAACCAAGCACTGGAGGTATGCCGTGACCGTTATGGCGCTAAGAAAGAACAGATTGTAATCTCAGATAAGGAATGGGAAGCAATCCAAGCGGGGGCCATTACTAAGACAAAGCTTAACGAGATTATTAAGAATACCAACGAGGAGCGTCTTACTGAGCTGGCGACCCCCCGGTATAAAGCAGCAACCAACCCTTCCACTATTGCTCGTGCTAAGTCCATGGCAGTAAACGGTGCTACATTGGCTGAGATAGCAGATGCTATGGGACTTTCTACATCTACCGTCTCGAAACTATTAGATGATTAAGGAGGTGCATGATGGTAAGTTATGCATTAACAACAACAGACAATCCTTACTCTCCATTCACTAAGTTCGACGAATGGAATGCATTCGATCAACAGAAAGGTTACAACACTTGTGCTTACTTAGCAAGAGTTTCATGTGCTTCTGATGAATTGTCTGATGTTGACAATGAGCTTGAAGTGATTCAAGCAATTGAAGAGATTGCAACGTTCAATCTTAATGGAATGTACAAAGTTGTAGTTCCTGATGATTATGATTCAATTGGTTTCGCAAAGAGTTTCAGGGTAAAGTCGAATGTATAAATGGCATTATATAAATTTAATAATTTATTTATTGTGTTGAGTATTTTTGTAAATAAGAAATACAAGAAAAATATAACTTAACACGCTGACCCCGGGGAGGGGCCTGTAAAAAGT